TCCCCCTGTTTAAATGCATACTTACCAAAAGATTCAATCTGATTCTGAAGAATTGATTGAACTTGTGTTAGTTCTCTACCTTGGATAGAGTAACCAGGACGGAATAGAATCTTATAAAAATTCTTGTTCGCGTCGAAGTCCTCGTAGTAAGGATTTACATTAAGGTTAGTCTTTTGTGGCATTGTACTCCGCCAAATACTAGCATCTTGTCCCTAGTATTTAGTAGAGATAAAAAAAATCCCCCCATTGCTGGGGGGATTCTTGATGTCTCTCTCACATCAGAATTCGATTACTAGTTTGATATCTTCGATTTGGTCAGGAGCACGAGTGATGAGACGACGGTTCTCGATGTAAATTACATTACCCGAGTTGTTCTCGATCTCTGGATTAGCAAGACCTGCAGTGAAGGAAGAACCTAGAAGTGCAGAAGCGTAACCAGTATCAACATTACCAGATGCAGCAGATGCTTCGCCAGTGATTGCGTTAGCAGCATTGCTCTCGAATGCTCTTACAACACCCTGATCAGTGTGTGCATCAGAGGTTTGGATGTACTTAAGAACACCAGCGGTAGTAGAACCACTGTCAAGTGTCCAAGAAACAACAGTTCCTTTTGCAGTACCACCAGTTACAGTCTGAACAATAGTCTCGTCAGGGTTGAAATCAGCAGTAGCACCAGTGATCTTGACTGCCTTTAGACCAGAGAGAGTGTCGGCAGTTGCATAAGAAGTTGTACCCCAGTTATATGGGTCAGCAACGATACCGATGCGGCGGAAGTCGTTATCAACAGGGAAGTCACCAGAACCTTCAGAATAGGTTAGGCGGATGTTCGTCATCACACGCTTACCATTAAGTTCTGTTTCGTGGTCGAAACCATGACCACCTAGAGGAGGAAGGACAACTTCAATAGCACCAGTTGCACCACTAGCAGTAGCAACTCCAGTGGTTAGACCAGCATCAGAGAAGAGGTTGCCATTTCCTAGGAGGACATTAGCATAGGTGTAACCAGATCCACGTGCTTGAATAGATGCGGAAGTGATACCACCAGAACCATTTGTTACAAACTCAACAACACCACCAGTTCCATCACCCTTGATAGAAGTGTATAGTGTTTGAGAAGCAGGGAGACCTGCACCTGTGTCTTCGATTAGTGCAACGTCACATGCACCAGCAACAGCAGCAGAAACAACGTTTGTTCTAGATGTGTTGCCAGGAAGAACGATTGGCATAAAGTCGGAAGAGAGGAACTTCAGAACATCATCGGTTGGGATGGTGTACATGTACTTCCAGATGTAACCAGCGCCAGTGGTTTCAGTATAGAGACCAGTAGCAGCATCGTAGTTTGCACCTGCTACAGTTGGTTCTTCAGTTGCGTTCTGACCAGTGCTATTAGAAGGATTCTCTCCATTGTAGAGACACTTAAATACTTCATATGCAGAGTTCATTACATAGAACTTAGCATCAGCAATGCTGGTAGCACCAGTTGCAGTTGCCTTACCAATCTGACCACCGCCACCAGGGGTATCAGAGTAGTCAGGCTTCCACATGTCAAACTTAGGATTAGCAACTAGATCCCAGTTGTAACGGCGGATGACGGTTCTTGCAAAAGCATCAGTGATACGCTTAGCAGCGATAATTTCGTCGTAGAGACCAACCTTTTCTGTTTGGTTATCGAGAGGCAGAGGGGGAACATTCTCGTCTGCGTAACGATATACACCAGAGACTGCAGTAGCACCTGTATCGGATCCACCTGCGCCGCCAGTTCTACACTTCAGTGCAGTTCCTAGAGCGGGAGCAGAGTTAACACCATTGCTGCCAAAAACGTCGTAAACTAAAAGGGCACTATCATAAACGGCAGCAATTGTAGCACGGAAGGCAGTGGAAGCATAAGTTCCTACGTACACTTCGTCACCAACTGTAAATGCGGTGGCGTTCTTGGAATAGATTTCTAGATATGCTCTCCAAGGTTGTGGACGACCCACAAAGAAGTACATTCTAGAACGCTCTGCACTGGTGTCAGTAGCACCTTCTGTTAGAGACTCTAGGAATTGTTTCGCATTAAAAATACGAAACTTATCAGAAATAATAGCAGCCATGGGTTTCTTTGTCCGACGTTGTAGTTTGTGCCTGAGTTATTTATATTTATATCGATATTTAGGAAAGAACATGCGGAACAACATTAGTGTCGTTCGCAACAACTAGTCCTCCATTTGTTCCTAAGACTTCATGTTCTCTGACAACTGCACACCCTGTAAACGTAGTCGCTGTCTTGCCTGTATAAGAAATAACACAACCACCAACACCCACCAAGGAAGTTGCTAAGAAGAGATATCCAGAACTTGGGAAGAATTCTGTGCTGGAAACGGAAAGAGTTGTTGCCGTTCCACCATACGTTCCACCAGTGATTGCATCAGAAGATGTGACAATTGCTGCGGGATTTTGAATTGAAGGAGGTAACAAATTAAACTTAGCACCTGACTTGGTATAACTAGAGTCTCCTCTTTCGGTAAAGTCTGCAAGAGTAAATGCGGGGAAGTATGTGCTAAACTCATTAAGAGTGAGACCAGATACTCCACATGCACCATCATCAAAAATACCATCAAAGAATGAAATGACATGTCCAGCATTTGTCTTCTCATACTTGCCAATATATTCTTGACCAACACCAAATACAGAGTTTGTAACTTGTACTTCTGTTAGATTTCGTTTGGTAACAAAATATAGTCCACCAACATCAATCAGATCAACGGAAGAACCATCTCTCTTGATAATAGGATCTGTAATAAATGCAGATTCTTCATATCCGTCAACTACACCGCCTGGGGGTGGAGTAATTACAACCTCAAGTGCATCCTTAGTTACGGAGAACGTTGGTGAAGTAATTTGTCTTTGAGTTACTCTCTCAACCTTAGCAGTTGCTCCTACATTGACTGTAGTAATTTTGCTTTCAGATTCGATTGCAACAATTGCAGCAGAGGATACAGAAACAGGTGCAGGAATTTGTCTTAGGAACGTTCCAGCTGGCCAGTTTTGTGCAGTAGTATTATTTTCACCACGGAGAATATAGAGGAAACGATCTGGAAGTTTGCGGTTATAGTAAACTACTTCATTACCAACTAACAAGTAACCTTGTGGGTAGAACTTGTAGGTGTCTGGAATGAATGCAATTGTGTCAGTAGAATCGAAGTCAACATCCAAGTATGCACCAACTTCAAAGTAGTTGATGTTAGATAGTGCGTCATTAGGAATGAGATTTTGTACTGTAGTGGTGATTTGTCTGTCAACACTAATAGTAGTAGCAGAAACAACTCTCTGCATTTGTGCAGAGACAACTGTTACTTCTGGGAATACATCAATAACTTGAACTTCGTCAGCAGAAGTATTGGTAGAACTAAAGAATTCTACGGAGTCTCTTTCTGGGTCAAGTGGTCCACCAATAGAGAATACTTCAATCTCATCTGGAGTAAATACTCTTTCGATGTAAATCTCAGACTCAGGAATCCCAAGACTGACACTAGATCCAGAAGTAACATTTTGAAGACCAGCATCACTTAGAGTATCGATTGTGGAAATGGCAGTCATGCCAAATCCTTCGACATAAGGATTAATTCCAACATTGATTAGAGAAACACCAATGTCTCTTTCTGTTAGAACTTCAAATCTTCTTGCTACAACTACCTGTGGTGCTTCTGTATATCCAGATCCACCATTTACTAGTTCAACACTGACAACTTGACCTTTACTTACTAGAACTTTTGCACTAGCACCACCGCCTTGTCCATTCTTAGGAATGAAATTAAGTACAGGTGGTGTATAATATTGATATGCAGTTGGTTGCGTTAGTGGATCATAACTACGTTGGTTCCAAGTTAGCGAAACAACAACACCGTTTTCAATGGTAGCAATAACACTTAGACCCTCTCCACGAGTGACTCCAGTGTAAGTCTCAATTGAGACAGATCCAAAGTTCTTATTAGAAACCTGCTCTCCATCTCTACCTTCTGTGCTAGTTGTAACACTGGGAAGCAATTTGACTTTTCTAAAAACATCTTCTCCCTCAACTCGAATCTTGTCATCATTAGACAATGATACAAATGGAGTTTTGAATGTTTTTCTAAGAACTGTTCCAGACCAAATCTGACTATCATCTTTTAATAGATTTCTGCCCAGATCATCTGTGTCATAAATCAATACTGGTGTTCCTACATCACCATGTGCAATGGTAAATGTACGATCATATGCTCCTTTGACGGCAAACACATAATCTAGATTCTCTTCAAAAGATGCCTTCTGAGATTTGATATCAAAGATGAAATTAGATCCACTAATAATAAAGTTTGAAAGTTCTGCAATGACATTGTATGTGCCATCTCCTCTTTGCTGCCAGAGGTGAATTGGTTGTCCAATCTTATCACCCATCCATGCAAATGAAGAGAATGTTTGTCTGATAGCTAATGGTACAGAAGGAACTTCCAGTGTACCTCTAGAGAAGTAGGTATCTGGAGCAAAATCATAGATGTTTAGAATTTGTCCAACATCTCTTCCATACAAATAACGGATGTCAATCTTCATTTCCTTTTTAATAGGAACATTGAAGTAGATGTTTGGACCAGCAACAGTGTAAGAGAATTCTTTACGTTGAAGAACGCCATCAAGGAAGACATACATATTGTCTTCTGCTTCGATGCTCTGTACAGTATTGTCTTCTACATCTAGAATTAGGAATGGACCATTGCGAACACCATCAACTAGATCGTAATCGATGGTAAGTCTCTTATAATTACCAACTCCAATACCAACAACTTTTTCTACTGCTGTTGGTTCTCCAATTGTCTTTGCACTAAAGTCTTGATCCCAAATAGGAGCAACATCAAACTTCAGTACGTTTGGAATTACAGTTCTATCAATATAGTATGCATCTTCTTGAGGGAAGTTTGCTGTAAACTTAGGTCTTTGTAAAACAGCATTTAGAGTGAGGAATAAATCTTCATCTTCTTCCACATTAACTTCTGTTCCATCTTCCCAATACAATTCAAATTCTTTATTTTCACCGTCAACATAATCAGGTAGTGTTCTTGTAGTGGGGTTATCATTGAGTAACTCTTCTACGTTTGTATAAAGACTATCAATAGAAGAAATGACATCGGCACACTCACTTGCAGGAAGTAGAGGATCGCCAATAATATTGATATTACTATATGTTAGAGAAGTGCTCCAATTACCTCTTTTATTTGGATTTTGACTTGTCTTTGCGACTAGTCCTTTACCCTCTGTCAAAATAGTATTGACAATTTCATGATACGTTTGTAGCGTAGATTCTACTTCAATACAAAGTGGGAACTGAGTATCGGTCAGAACATTAAGATCAACTACTGGAGGAATAGAAGTATAAGTTCCCGCTTGCAGTGCATTTCTCATTGCTAGAATCATAAGATCCTTAGCGTAGTTGAAAGTCGCAATAGTTTCAGTTAGTTCATCATCGATGTGCAAGAGTTCTTCTGAATTTGGATACTTAGCAGCCTTGTAGTATAGTTGTCCAAATTCTACTAGTCTTTCGTTGCCACCCCATTTTAAGTGATAGATGTATGCATCAATCATGTAACCTAGATCTCTACCACATTTGGTGGAGATAGTTCCCCAGTTGAGACCAGGATATGTTGCTTGTGCCCAACCAAGTGCTTCTTCGATAATATAGTTTTTGTTGGAAGAAATTAGATTAGATGCATCATAATATGTTCCACTGTTGATTCCACTCCAGTAGAATGTTGCCTGGTCACTTCCAGAGAAAGAAATTGGAACAACATAAGTAGAACCTTCTTCTACTTGGAACGTATCTCCTGGTTGAACAGCAATTGTATTTGTTGCACCAACACCATTTCCAGTTGTACCACTTACGTTAGTAACGCCCTGTGCGGCACCCCCACCGCCACCAGAGTTAGCGATTGCCGCTCTAGAGAGTGTTACTTGAGTAGCACTATCAATAGATACAATTTGAGTTCCTTCTGGATATGCTCTACCAGAACTAATATACATGCCAACAGCAAGATTGCTGCTATCGGTAACATTGATTGTGGTAGATCCTGTGATATAATTTACATTAGTATCAACATAGTCCCAATTACGAATTGCTAGTTTTGCTAGTCTAGTAGTGTAACTAAAGATATCAAGTGATTTGATTTTGTTATTTGTAATATAATCATAGTCAGTGCTTTCAGAGAAGTAATCAACAAAATCGTATGTTTTTACATTACCACCAAACCGTAGATCATGTTCGTATCCTTTTAATAGTTCACGAATATCTTTTTGGTAATCATCTTTTTTAGTTGCCCAATCTAGTGTAGGATGGGTTGCCTGTCCATATCCAATAGACTCTTCAATAATAAAGTCAATGTTTCTTTCAATCTGGTTAGCAGCATCAATCCATCTACCATTTCTTTGATAAATGTTTCTAATCTTTTTGAAATATCTATCGTTATACTGACTATCCTTGAATGCAATATACTTTCCATAGAAAGTAACGCCTGCATATGGAGTAACATCAGTCTGTCCTTCGCCAGTCTGTTTTTGGTTGGGTCCAAGTGGAGGAGCAGAGAATACAATTTGATCTCCACTAACAGTAAATGCAACTCCAGGTTCTTGTAGAACACCATCCAAAGATATAATCAAATTGTTTGCAGTAGCATTGAAGTTTGCAGGGAAGAATGCATTGCCTTGATTATCTAACATTTGGAAACTTGTAGTTCCCTGCAATCTTCCGTCATTATCATAGTAACCATCAAAGGCATCATTCAATGTAATTTCAAATGCACGAAGTTCATTAAATAAGAATTCGGATGTAGCAGCAGATCCCTGTGCCTTTCTGATTCTTTGATTTTCTACTTTCTGAACTACTTGAGTAACTACTCTCTTTGTACTTTCTACAGTAATCTTGTTCTTATTTGGATCCCAAAGTTGAATGACACTAAAGTGAGATGCTTTTGGCATCTCTACTGGCATTTCTGCAGCAGCAGTTGCTTCAATGTCTACTTGACCAAATAGTTTGAATCCAGCAGGGTGAGTAGTGCTCTTGATTAGATCACGCCATTGTTCAATGGGTGTTCTGGATTTTACAACATAAGAATAATCTTGATAGAAGAAACTATCAGTAATCTTCTGGTTAGATACACCCAGTTTACCACGATCGGACTTGTAGTAACCTAGATTATCATAGAAACTAGAGATTACAGAATCAAACTCAGTAATAAAGATAGACTTGACAACACCAGAGACTCCTTGCTGTGCAGTTAGAGCAATGCCTTGTCTTAGAATGTTTTCTGCTTTTTCAATCTTCAGCAGGTTTGATCCAGGTCTCCACTCAGAAACAGTAGCACGGAAAACTACGTTGCCATCTACAATCTGTTCAACTTTCTCACCAATTCTAAAGTTGCCTACAATATTGGTCAGAGATACAACATACTTAGAAGTAAAGTCAGATGATACTGTAGAATCTAGATGGAATGCTCCACCGTTGTTTACAATGCTAACACTCTGAGGAACACCAACAGTTGTACTTTCTGCATAGAGTTCAGTATCACTTTCGATAATCTCAACTTCAGGAGCAAATGTATATCCTCTTCCAGGATTGTCAACAACAACCGAGAAAATTTCTCCTTCTCTTGCTACAATATTAAATGTAGCATCTACTCCATCGCCCTTAGTAATTACAACTCTTGGATTGACATAATTTGATCCTTTATCATCAATACGAATACCTACAATAGTCTGACTGTCTGTATCAAACAAAACAGTTGCTCTTGCTCTAAAGTTAGTATTTGGTTCTACACCAATAATTGTAGGAACTTTCTTGTAGTTTAGACCTAGATTGATTAGAGAAGCAGAATTAATTCTGCCAACTGCAAACTGACCAGTCGTAGTGTATGTGATAGTTCCAGAACCGTCCCATAGTGGTGTGGATGGAACATCATAAACAAATCTATTTGGAGTTACATAAATTACGGTCTTGTCACCTTGAAGAGGATCTGTTATAATATTGAAGTACGCACCACCAGAGGAAACTACATTCTTTCTATCAAAATAGTAGAAGTTTGTAAAATCAGTTCCTCTCTTAGTTTGATAGTCGTTATCAGACAACCTAGAACCAAAACCAAACTTAAGATCTGTGAATGCACCAGGGTTTCCAGGTAAGATAGTCGATTCAATCTTCTCTTGCGTAATGACATTATAGTTTCTACTGGGACTTACATCAAAGTAAGTTCCAGTGAGACTAGAATGAGACGTATCAAACTTATACTTATAGAACTCTTGTAGAGCAATATTTGGATTGGGAATAAAGGTTACGTTGTCGTCTGAAAACTCAAACTTATATTCTAGTTCTGTTGCAGACTGAACAGATACCAATCTTTGTGGATCGCTAGAATCAAAGAAACTAGAACTTAAAACAACTTCGTCAGCATTAGACTTTAGAGTTGCATAGTCATAAGTAATAATAACTTTTTGAGTGTCTGGGTCATAAGACTGAATATAACCAGAAGTTCCTGTGGAGAAGATTTGGAAATTGGTTGCAAAATTGTATCTTGGTTTGTATAGAGAGACAACCTGACCATCAAAGTGATCTACTGCTTTAGTTCCCTCTTGTGCTCTTTCTACTATCAGATCGCCATCAATAATAGATCCAATTCGCATTACTTCTGCACCAACTTGGATCTGATCTCCTACAGCATATCCAATAGCACTTTGTACTACTAGACGTGTAGCAGAAGAAGAAATGCCTGCATGTCCAACATATAGAGTAAATCTAGCGGTAGATACAGATGCACCAGATCTAACAAGAGATTCATCTGCAACAGTAAGATAATCTCCTCTTGCATATCCAGAACCTAGGTTTTGGAATTGAATAGAAGAAACTATACCTGCATCAGATACCGTAAAGGTAGCAGTTGCTCCAGATCCAGATCCACCAGTAAGAGCAACATTAGTGTAAGTGCCAGCTGTATAATCAGCACCACCATTAAGAATTTCATAGCGACCAATTCCTGTGAATTCAATCTGTGTATTATTCTCAGGTGGAACTAGAATTGCTTCTTGATATAGTCTCTTTCTGAGATAGTATGTTTTTGTCTTGAGAGCATCGTCAGGGTTTACATCAATGTTTACTCTATCACCAACACCAAGACCGTGATTATCAGATGTCTCAATGAGTGCAACACTTTGATTGACTTCAAATGGTTCTAGTCCATCACTAGTAGATGTCAAACGAACAACCTTGGTGCCAGAAGTATTGAATAGATTACTAGATTGAATAAAGTAATCATCGTTGACTACCCAAGTTCCTTCCGTAACTTTAATTTTTACCAAGTTCTGACCACTAGTTCCTTCCAGAACTTCACCTTTAGCAACAGGTGCATTGATGCCATCAGTAAGACTAAGAATAGCACCTTGAGTGTAAGAACTTCTCTGGTCTAATAGAATTGTAAAAGTTTTGATAGTAGCAGAGAAAGTTCCTGTATTATCAAAAGTTCCAACTACATTTCTGAGAACGATCTGGTTATCACTCTTGACAGTTCCTACAATAGATCCAGATGCACCAGATGATGGTTGATTCAGAGTATCATTAGCAAATAGGTATGCACTTTGGATTGTAGTTAGTTTTACTACTTTGTTTTCTTTTGACTCAATATATTCTACATCTCTTCCTTTGACAGAAGAAACCAACGCTTCTACTTCGGATCCTTCAGTTCCTCTGTTTTCAAAATACAGTTTTGAGTTGACAGAGAAGTTGTTTGAAGATCTTACAACATCAATACTGTCAATAGTTCCAGACTTAACTTCTGCAATGTTTGCAATTAGACCAGAACCATTACCTTGCATTCCAGCAGTAAAGAACTTCTTAGAATTCTTAGGAATGTCTTCTTGGTTGATATTTGAATTGTAGTTACTATCCACAGGTAGTGAATAGAACTTATCTCCTAAAATGTATGGATATTGCGGTACTTGATTGCTATCAATAGTAAGGAAATAAGCATAAGTTCCTTTCGGAAATTCTGGGGTAACACAAAATCTTCCATTGTTTTCGTCTAGTGAACCACTCTTATGGGTATAGGTGTAATCATTGACAAAAGATCCCAATGGATACTGGGAAATAGATGGTCCTTCTCTTCTACTACCATTGATAGCATAACTAGAAGTCATTCTAACAATAGAAGAATTAGAATCTAGTGGATTCTCATGACCAAATGGACCGTAGATTGGATTTCCATCATAAGCAAATCCAATAATTGCCGAGTGTGTTTTTGTAGCAGGTTCAGTACCTGCATTATTAATGTTGTCATTGAGAGCAACACGAAGTGCCTTAGGGTTAGCAACGTAACCGTATCCATACTCTAGAACACCATTATAATTTTTGAAAACATATCCGTTTTCAGTATCAAGGAATCTATTCTTGAGTTTTTCATATCTGTTAAAGTTCCATTCTTTTAGTTCTGGAATACCAACAGCACCAGTACCAGCAGGAATAATGTCTACAATGACTGTATCTTGATTGTAGAAGTTTCCTTCTTCAATCTTGGTAAATCCAGTAATTTCACCATCAGTATTGACAACTGCATCAAAACTAGCAAATCTTCCTCTTCCTGCTCTGTCTCTAATCTGAACAACAGGTGGTGAAGAATAGAACTCACCAGGATTATCAATAATTAGACTTGTTACTTTTCCATCAGTAACAACGGCTCTAACATCCGCCCCTCTACCAGAAGTAATAGTAATCTCAGGAGTTCTTGGGAAAACATCATCAGTATTTACAGTGATGCTCTCAACTACCTGTCCAGACAAGATTGCTCGCGCTTTGTTTGGTACACCATCGACTAAAACAAATGGTGGTTTGTTGTATCCTCTTCCCTGAATATCAACGGTAATTTTTTCTAACTTACCAAATCTAATACTGTCAGTATCTCTAAATCCATAGAAAGGAACACCATTTACTGCAATACCAACGTCTCTTTTTGGAGTCTTGTATACTTCAGTAGTTCTACTTGCTTGCTTTCTAATAATACGAAGTAACTTCTGATCTTGAATTGTCTGAGTGACAGTAGATCCATCTAGAATTTTATGTGATGGGAAACTAGAAGATGTGATATAATAGTATTGATCATCTGCAAAAATAGCAGAGACATCAGTAGATACTTGTTCTAGTGCAGTTTGAACTTCGGTTTGAGTCGGTGCAACAGGATCTGTCAGTTGATCAAAGAACCAACGTGGTTGATTTGTTCCTAGTTTAATAATTTTTGGATCATCAGTCTCAAATCCTGGTTTTGAAACTTGGATTTGATCTCCAGGTGTTGCATATGGTTGACCATCTTTAGGGAGAAGATTATATACTACACCAAGAGACAGTAGAGATACACTACCACTCTTCAGGAGAACGGGTTTGTATACTGGTGTATTTGCAGAATGAACTACAGCACCAGATGGTTGTCTGTTTTCGATAATAAACTGAGTTATAGTTTTTTCCTTAAAACTAATAATCTCAGTTCCAATAGTTACTGATCCAGGAGCTTCCCAACCAACTGTAGATTCTACGTTGATTCTATCTCCAGTAGAAGCAGTTCCTGTAAGGGTTTGTCTTAGTTTAGTCTTTGTAGATACAGCAAATTCGCCATTGACCGTCTCTGGTGCTAGGACAATGTTGTATATCTGCTCACCATCTGATGTACCGTCAGCATAGACGTTATCTACGGTAGCAGAAGCATATCCATATTCAGTGGTAGCAGATTGTTCTATTTTGAGTCCAATAAGACTCTTGGGGTCACCACTGATAACTTTCGCTTTTACAGCGTATACATTGATCCAATCAGCGTTGGATGCCTTGTATGTAAAATCTTTTGGTTTATATACTTCTGGTTTATTCTCAGCATCAGAAGTAACAATAGTATTAAAGATAAACTTGATAGAACTTGTAGTTCCTTTTGCTCTATAGAACTTAGAGATGTTCTTGATCAGAGTTCTCTTATCTACTTCACCCCTCAAATACTTTTGAGGAAATCCTGCTAGATACTGACTTTCAAAATTTCTAACAAGTGCATACAGGAAAAGGTTACTAACATTATAAACTCTCTGTCCTGCATTGTGAGATGCAGACTCTGTAGTCTCAAAATTGCTTGCTTCGTATAGATCACCTAGGGATGTATTGCCACTAACACCTCTAAAACAGTTCTGTAGTTCTGTATCTGTTCTGCTTTCGTAAAAGATGATCTCATCATCAATTCTTACATAACCATTTTTCTTTGGAAATGAAGTTGCGTCCTCAAGAGTAATAAAAGAAGATGACTCATTAATGCTGACAGCAAGAACATCGTTTTGCTTCAGTAGATTTTTTTCGTAGTAACTAATATCAGCATACTTTTGAATATTACTAAGAATATCCAAGGGACCACCCTGAACTTCCTGTGCTTCATAATACTTCGATACAAACTTACTGAATAGTTCGTATTCTGAAGAAATGAATTCTGGAAGCTGGGACTCAATCAGAGCAGAAATTCTCTTAGTCTTTACAGCAGGCATTTACTTACTCTTTGTATGCAGTGAACGAGGAATTCGCAACGTCAACGTCAAGATAGACCTCACGGACTGCCTTGATATCATTTGAAAGGGGCTTGACTCTTACGGAGATACGATTGTCGAAGAAGCTTCCTCTGATGATAGTCAGAGCATACATCTTCAGTTCACCTTTTACATAATCAATATCGCCAATATCGCTGTCAAGGACAACTTTTTCGCCAGATGCGCTATCTATTGTATATAGGACGATTTTGCCTGCCCTGTCTTCAACATAGACATCGAAATTAGGATACTCAGTAACCCTAAAGGCAGTAGACGAAAGAATAGGATCGTCGCACTCAGTGTCGAACGCATTTTGGAAACATAACTCATAATAGAATGTAGAATTGAGAGAAGGATAGAAGTCTTTTCTCATTGTGACTTCTGTTAAATTGGAATTGATGTTACGGTCTGCATCATCAATAACGCCAACTGCTTTACTGTATCTAAACTTACCGTTGAACTTTTCTGTATCAGAATTATCAAGATAGTTTTGTACAGCACCAATCACCTTGTCTCTAATCTGAGATGGTGTCTGATCAGTCGAAGATCCATTGTAATAGATCTTACTAGACAACTCAACAAACAAAATAGATGGATCAACAATCCTAGGTTCTACAGATGCAACAACATACTTCTCCAACTCAGCAACAATATTGTTCTTTGTCAAAGATGTCAAATAACTTGCGTCTTTTGGTTTCAGTGCAATGAATACTTTACCATACTCTGGTGGGTCCTGATCTTCGCCTCCAAAGATGATAATGTCACTAGTGGCAGGATATATCTTACGAACGATTGCTTCGTAGTCCTGGGCGGTTACAGCGCGGTCCTGAGCACCAAATGATTTGGGGGCGGTATACTTGATCTTCTTTATAGTTTCTAGTGCTTCTCCACCAGAAGCAGCAACGCTAGAATCAATACTTACACTTGTTTGTGGAGTAACACCATTGGGGTTCTCTAAAACACCACTGAATACAAATGTCTTGACACCATTGCTCTCAGCAGCATTTGTTGTAAGGTATGATACTTCAACACGAGAGTTGTTCTCTAATTTTCTACCAAGAACACCATCTCCTAATAGAATCTCATATCTTTCATCCTCAATCTCATCAAGGAAGAATACCTTAGATGTACTATCAACACCTAGGATATTGTCTGCTAATAGATATGGTTCATTAAAACTGCCACCACCTGGGTATACTCTTACTCTAATAGTAGTGGTATCAATATCTTCGTTATCGAGAATAAATCTCTGACTCTTGCTAGCACTATTGACAACAAATGTGTTTACTAGCAAAGATCCTTCTTTGATCTCTACATTCTCAAAGATTGCTGTATTGTTTGCTACTTGTGCAGTTACATCATCCTGAACGACATACTGATAAATGTTCTCATCATAAGAAGCAATGAATCCTGTTCCCTTCTTAAGAATTAGTTCTGTATCAGTTGTTGGATTGTCATATGTGACAGTAAAAGAGACATACGCAGTAGGAGCAGTAGCACTCTTGGGTCTGTACCCTAATTGCTTCGCTAACGATACTACGTTGTCTCTCAACGTGGCAGATTCAATGAATAGTTCATTGACTGCCATATTGGCATTGAACGCCGTATAATAGGTATTATAGGCAAGGGTATCAATCAGCGTCGATAACGCAGATCCATCAAAGTCATAATCAGTAAAATCTGATTGTGATCTAAGATACTCTTTCAGAGCAATCTTGATATCTTCAAAGTCTAAGTTGGCAACCTGAGTATAAGGCATTATCGTGTACGCTCTAAGAAGAATTCTACAGTTACTGGTGTGTCTTTTCTACCAACAATACTATACGTCATTTCAACATCATAACCGTTGTTCATTTCATCAGGAATACAACGAATTGCATCTACTTCGATTCGTGGTTCATAGCGATTCAATACATCTCTAATTCTAGATGTAATCAAAGCACTAGTACCATAATCAAGTGGTTCAAATAACAAACTAGTCAAATCAGACCCTAAGTTAGGTTGAAATGGTCTTTCACCCTTAATTGTAAGAAGAAGAGCAGTGATAGATTGCGTAATAGCTGCCTTATCTTTCGCTACCACAATATCGTTGGTAACGGGATGCTTCTTGAAAGTAACACTCAGATCTTTGAATGTCTGGAAGTCAGGCATTTAGACACAGCAATAGGCTGTTTCTATTTATTCACTCGTGCCAACGCTCTACAAAATCATCAAATCCACCTGCGCCTCCACAAGGGCGTTCTAGACGGTCTTCGGGCATTGGGTATAGTTCTTCCTTCTTCTGTGCCCTACGCTTCCTTGCAGCAGCGTCTAAGAGTCTGTCACTATCTGTCTCAGTGATTAATGTCATACCTTCTTGAATAAATTCTTCACTTTTATCTACTGGAAATAGTCCCATTGAAAAACCTCCCTAAAGTCTGTTTCCA